ATCTATATATTAACATTTGATGAAAACGGCCTTGTGAGAGCACAGTTTAATGTAAGTGTAGACTGGATGCTTGCTGTTTGTTATTATAGAAATCAAATTCCAGAATATGCTAATTCTGAAAGAATATTAAGAATCAGAGATAAAGTTGATAACTGTGATTATGTGTATGCTCCTATTGCAGATAATAAGTTATTTGAAGTTATAGATGCATTTGTTGCTGAGGAAATAACTGATTTACAATGCTTATATGCATTATCAGCTACACATTTAGGTTATCAATATGTGTTAAAAACAGAAAATGCCTTAAAAAATCTTGAAATAATAGATCATTTATATTTCTGTTCTGTAGAGAAAAGTTTATATAATAAAGAATCTGATGTTGAAAACAACACTTCTCTGCATAAGGCATTTATTGCTAAAAAGAGATATAGTGGTCAAGGACAATATATCTCAGAACTTTTAGGGGATAAACAATGACTGTAGAGTTAAAACAGGGTTATACTATAGATTCTTTTTATGATAAACAAACTCGGTCATATATTACTACTTTAAGAGATAAAGATGGAAATCAGGTTAGAAATGCATATTATAGTGGTAATATGACAGATAGAAATGCAGATATACAGCATATAAAAGAATTTTTCTTTGAAAATATTTATCATGGCAAAAAATCTAGTACAACTGAAAATGATAATACAAAAGTAGAACCGAACACTAAAAATGAAGATGATGAATATGCAGATATGGATTTATCAGAGTTATTTAGTGAAAGTTTTACTTTAGATCAAGCTATTAAAAATACAAAAAGTAAAACAAAGAAATCAAAGTTACCTGCATTAAGTACATTAACACCAATTATGCCAGATGGTGCTGCAGGTATTGCTACATTTAATTCGGGTGTAGGTTTATCTGAAGATTACATAGGAAGAGATGAACTAATAAAAAGGCTTAAATCTATGGGATATAAGTATAATTATCCTAAATATACAGATGAAGAGCTGTTTGAAATATATAAGAAGAGTGTGAAGGCACAACAAAAGAAACAAGCTGAGAAAAAAGCTAAAGCTATTGACAAAGCCATAAAACAGAGATATAAAAATAAACTTTCACAAGTTGAATATGATGAAGATTCAGATACATACTCTGATGGAAGTTACTATAAAAATGGCATAGAGTTTGAAAGTGAAGATGCTGCAGCAGAATATTTTGGAGAATCAATGAATAATAAATTTTATATAAATAACATGCATGAAGCATGGGATATAGAAGAAGATTTTTATGACGAATTTGGAGAAGATCCAGAATCATTACGCATTGAATGTATTGATGATAGCTGGGCTGTAAGAAGTCATGATGGAAATGATACCTATTATTTTGGTAATGATAAAGATGATTGCGTTGATTGGTGTAAAGACAGAAATGAACGCTATTATTTTACAGAATCATTAAATAGGTATTTAAATGAGAGTTTTAATTCTGCTAAGAAATCCCATGGTTTCAAAACAATACAAGAGGGTCTTAAATATTTTGAAAATATGGCTTTTGAAGAATCATGTGAAGATACAGAATTAGAGGTCATGTATGAAGCTATAAAGACTAATCTTGATGCAAATGATATTAAAAAGCTTGGCAATTTTATAAATAAAGCAGATTCACCAGAAGAAATAACCACGTATCTTAAAGGTTTATTATCAGAAGAACTTAATGAAGATGAGTGTTTAACTGAAGCAAGAAAACCTAAATATGCTGATTCAATGTTTGGTGAAGATGTAAAAAAGGCTATGAATAGTGGTGAGCTTACTTATGACAATATTAAAGAATGGGATAAAAAGTATAATGGTGGTATAGACCCTATTCCCCCATTTAATACAAGAGAGCTCATGAACTATTTTAAATCTCTTAATGAGGATATAAATACTGATGATGATAAAATTCATCACATTATAGATAAAATAATGTCGGTTGCTAATGATAATGGATTATATCCTGAATTATATGCTGTATCTGACGTTGAAGAAACTGAGGCTGGTGATACAGTTGATATTTCATTTGTTATAGATGGTGATTGGAAGCATGAACATTTATTCTTCAATAATTTAGTAAATGGAGAATTTGGAGAGTTTGTTAATAATATAGAGGAAGATGATATTGATGATAGTGAAAGTGATACTTATTCATCAATACACACTGTATCTATAGTATTAGATGATGATATGTAATGAGGAGTGTTATGATGGATAATGAAATGAACTCTGCAATAGGTATCACAGATATACTTATAGATGCTATAAATAAAAAATATGACAATGTTAGAGATTTAAATAGTTTAAATGTAAATTTAACTGAAGAAGATTATGAAGAAATTATACCAGTTATTGATTCTATAATTGAGGATGATAATAACAGCATAGGGAAACTTCAACAATTAGTTGATTTACTTTCCTCAAGTGGTAGTGATATTGAAGAAGGTAAACAAGAAACAATTGACATTATAGACAATAATGAATTTGTGGAGTCTATTACACTAATGAAAAATAAATTAAGATTAGATGAAAATTTTGATAATGTTATAGATGATGTTCAAGCAGTAGCTAGTCCAACATTTGTAGGTGCTAATGAAGAACATGATGAAAACAAGAAGAAATATGAAGCGGCAATGGAAGAAAATAAAGAGGCTGCTGAGGATACTATACCTAGTGAAGGTGATACTGGAAAAGAAGTTAAATCAAAAGCTTTAAAGTCAATGCATCTCTCTGAAGAACTTTTTGATGAAGGTTTAAGTCCAGACTTTATTCAATACTGTGGTGATAATATAAGTGAATATATATTAACCGAATTCACAGATTTAAAGAATTCTGAAATTAGAGAAGTGCTTAGATACGTTATGAGTCATTTTTCTGGTTCTGATTTTGAAGAGTCATTAAAGGAAGATTTAAGCTTTAACGACTATAGTGATTTTAATTCAGCAGTGTATAATGCTGTATCAGATGTTTGCTTCAAATTTAGTGAAAAAGGTTTGAGCAAGAAAGATATAGAGGCTGCAATAGAATGGTTTCAAACTCATTTCTTTGAAAATGAAGATTTAAATTTTATTGAAGATGATTTAGATGAATCATTACTTGAAGGTTGGCAAACCGAAGATGATAGTGATATGTCTATTCATATATATGATAATATACGAAATGGTAAACCATGTATTGTGGAAAATCAGACTTTGAGTATTGCTGAACCTAGCAGCATATTAGATATTGATAAGTATACATTTAGTGCCTATGATAAAAATTCATATAAAAAATTATATATGGCTGAATTTGATACATTTGGTGAAGCCATGGCTGCTGCAAATGCATACATAGATGCTCATTGTAATAAAATTAATGAATCTTTTGTACAAGAGTGGTGGGGACAAACTGATGAAATACCTACTAATTTTGCAAAAAATTATAATTTAAAAATATTACCTCTTAGAAAGAATGCTGACGAGGTATTATATAGGTTTGAAGGCTCAATAGATGATTTTGAAAATGCTATCAATGATGGTTATTTTTACTCTCTAACATGCCAAAAAGATGATGCTCATTCTGAGGACATAGATAATATACTACATGAATCGCTACAAGTAGGTATTGCTAAACAGCAAATTAAAAGATTTACTGAGGGCAAAATGCCAAAGAACTGGAATGTAGATACATATCTGAATAATTTAGTAGAAAAGAAACATATCAATAAAAAAGAAGCTAAAAGTTTAAGAGAGTGGTATTCACATACCAAATAGAAATGTGTAACCAATGAATGATATTTATAGGGAATATATTGGGATAGAATTCCCATATTTTTATCCAATTACATGGGATGGAAGAACACCTGAGTATTTAGAGGTTGTTGAACAAAGAGAAGAGTATCAAGATTATATGTTCCCTCCGATAAATGAGGAAGATAATGTCAACTAATTTATTTAATTATACAAATCAAAAATTAACAGCAGATAAATTACGAGAAGTTGAAGCATTTAATTCTAGTAATTTTGGTGGTATTGTTGGTACTAGTTCTCCAATTTCTATACTTGAAAATGTTGCTACACTAAGTGCTTCGGAAAGTTCTCCAGTAACTTTCCTTGGTGGTGGTTTATTAATCAATCAAACATCTGCAGTACAGTGCAATTTAAATGTAGATAATAAACTTTGGTATTTAGAGGTTATTTTAGACAGCGATGCGGCTAACATTACAACTAATGAGCTTATTGATAGCGCTGGAGTAAATAAAATATCATTTAAATCTGTAGTTTGTGATTCTATTGAGCAGCGTGCTGAGTATGTGTACTACACACCAGTATATAAAGCTGAGGGCAATCCACAAAATAATCAGTACTATGAATATATGAATGATACTTATACTATGTCTGGAGATTCTATAGTAGACCCTTCAAAGATATACTATAGTAAATTAAATGCATATGCAGTATCTTTTACATCATCAAGCTTAGGTACAGCATCATTTTTATATTATGGAAATACTTTATGGCTTAATAGTACTACATTTATCATCCCGTTATGTGCTATGATAGAGGGTTCACCAGTACAAACAGTCACAGTTAAAGACATTACAGATTTAGAAAACTTACTATCATTACAAGCATATGCTAACTTAAAAGCATATGCAGATGGCAATTTTGTTTGGAGTACCGCTGGAAGAGAGTGGGTTACTGCTGTTGATGGCTCTACTCATCGCAAAGGTGATATAGGAAATTTAAATATCACTGGAGATACTATTTATAACAATACAAATTATGGTACTGACAGCAATCCAGATTATCATGATCCAGTTAAAATTCAAAACTTAACAATAAATAATATTGCTAATATTAGTAATGATATTGATACTAAACTTGTAGTTGATGCTGATGGAAATATAAGTACTAAGTTGGATTATATTCAACCAGTTGTACATGGCGGTACTGGTGCTTCTGATAGGGCCACTGCTAAAACTAATTTAGGTATTTTTTATGGCGAAGATAAACCTACTCCATCTAATAGATACACACAAGGTGATATTTATCTTTGGATAATAGAATAGAGGTGAGATAATGGCAAGTGTATCATGGAGTGACAGTAAAGCCGGATACGATCCAGGTCAATCTCAAACCTTAAAAATAACTTTTGAATCAAGAAATATAGGTAAAGTTAAGGTAAGTTATCGTTTTTACGCTAAGAGTCTTGGGCGTGATGATTATGTTTATAATCAGAGACATAATGTAGTTACCATATGGGTTGGTGGTACATCAACGTCTTTTACATATCAGTTACATGGTAACGGTGCTTCTACTACTAAAACTGGTACATTTTATGTAAACAATGTAGGTAATAGTGTTACATCATTAGCTGTTCAATATAAAAATGACCGTGTGGGCACAAATACTCCATATTATGGCCCGAAAAGCACTGGTGTACATTCAAAATCTATCATAGGTTATTTATCAATACCTGATAATACTAAACATAATCTTGTATTTGATAAAGGTTATGATGGTAACACAGTAACAAACATACCAGGCTCTTATTATAATGTTTATAAGGGTACAAATGTTTATATACCAAACAATATATTAGTAGATACAGTTAACCATTATGTGTTTAATAAAGGGTATTCAGCTGGTAAAAGTGGCACAGTCAATTTATATGGACCAGGCTATGGCATAGGATCTCTTTTTCAAATAATGGGTGACGCCACCTTATATGGCTGCTGGTACCCACAAACATATCGGTATAGGTTTTTTACTAATTCTTCATTTATACAAGAATATAGTAAAATTAATGTTAATTATACATACTCTACCCCTGCTATAACACTTCCAAATTTAAACTCTTTAACTAATAATAATACTAATGTTAATAGTGAATATTACAAGGTTGGTTATAAATTTAATGGGTGGAATAGCTCTCGTGGTGATATAAATTTACCTGATTTACTCTGTAGTTTTGATGGTGATACAAATTTTTATCCAAAATGGGAACCTATAAGTTCTAAAATAACTTTTAATTATGGGTTTGATAATTATACCAGGGAATTACCATATACATATGATTCAACATTTGATTTTAGTTATGCATTAAAAGACATTACAGGTGTGTCTAAAAGCAACACACTGCTTCGCCCTGGATACAAACTCATAGGGTGGACTTTTGATGAAAGTGCAAGTAGAACTATATATAACCCTTTTGACGCACCTACACCTAATTATAAATATGACGCTAAGACTAATGTTATATACCCACGAAGTAGTTTTTCAAATAGAGAATTTGAAGACAATGGTTTAGTATTATATGCAATATGGGAATATTTTACAACCATGTTTATATATGATGATAATACTTGGAAATTAGCATTACCATATGTATATATAGATTCACAATGGAAAATTGCTTTATCATATGACTATGTACAAAAGCAGTCTGAACAAAATCCATCTTGGAAATTGTAAATATAATATAGAATGAATGAGATAACTAATAACTTATTAAATAATTTATCTGAGGCTGAAAAACAAGAAGTTTTAAGCATTCTAAATGAAATATCATTAAGTGGATCTTCAGGCAAATATCAGCAATATTTATATAAAGATTATGATGAAATACCTGTTGATATAGAAACATTTTTAAAAGACCCAAAGTATTTAGGGAAAGGTCTTGTGGATGAAGAAGGTAGATTTACTGTTTTCCCTTTTTGGGTAAAAACACTAAAACAAATATTTCCAAACCCACTTGAACCTGCTGCATATAATACTTTGGCGTTAACAGGTGCTATAGGTCTCGGTAAGTCATTCATGGCTGTTCTTGTAGGCTTATATGAGTTATATAGAATGCTTTGTTTAAAAGACCCATATTTATATTATGGTCTTCAGCCTATTGATAAAATTTCTTTTGCTTTTATGAATATAACTCTTGATGCAAGTAAAGGTGTAGCATGGGATAAAATGCAACAACTACTACAAACATCAGAGTGGTTTTTAAATCATGGTACACTTTCAGGTACAGTGTATAAAGAGTGGACACCAAGCAAAAGAATAGAACTAATTGCAGGTTCATTGACAAGTCATATAATCGGTAGAGCAGTGTTCTTTGCATTTTTTGATGAAATCTCATTTCAAAAAAATCAAGATGTAGAAACACAAAAGCAAAAAGCTCGAGCATTGGTTAGTGCTGCTTCTGCCAGAATGCAGTCTCGTTTCATGAAAGGTGATAAAAATCCAACTATATTGGTACTAGCATCTTCAAAAAGAACCGAGCAATCCTATATGGAAACTTTCATTCAAAACAAGAAACAAAATGATAGCACTACAACGCTCGTTATAGATGAACCACAATGGGTAATTAGAGAAGATAAATATAGTGATAAAAAATTTAAAGTTGCAGTAGGAAATAAATTCTTAGCATCAGAGGTACTACCGCTTGATGCTACTGCACAAGATGAAAAATTATATCGTGATAGGGGCTTCAATATAATAGAAGTTCCTATTGGATATTATGAAAACTTTATAGATGATATTGATATAGCTTTAACTGATATTGCAGGATTATCTACAACAAGTAGTAGTAGATATATTGCTGGTCCAAGAGTAGCTGCAGTTAAAGATTATACCATACAGAACCCATTTTCATCAGAAATATTAGAGATTGGTAATGGTCCAGAGGATAATAATCAATATTATGATTTCTTTGATATTTCAAAATTAAATCCTGATTATTTAGAAAAACCAATGTATATACACTTGGACATGTCTATCACTGGAGACAAAACAGGTATTGCTGGCACATGGATTGTAGGTAAAAAACCTCCAGTTGAAGGACAACCACCTTCAAGAGAGTTATTTTTTCAGCCTGCGTTTGTTGTAGCTATAAAAGCCCCTAAGGGGTATCAAATAAGTTTTGAAAAGAATAGACAGTTTATATATTGGTTAAGAGATAATGGGTTCAATATAAAAACAGTATCATTTGATACATACCAAAGTGCTGATTTAAGTCAACAATTATCAGCTAGAGGGTTTGATACACAAGTAATATCTGTTGATAGATTAGTAGATAGAGTGTGTCAACCATATCAGTATTTAAAAAATACTATATATGAAGAAAGAATTAAATTATTTGACCATACATTATTAACTGAAGAGCTTATTGGTCTTGAGAGAAATAATAATAGTGGTAAAGTAGACCACTCCCCAAGTGGTATTAATTCTAAGGATAGCGCTGATGCATTATGTGGTAGTGTGTGGAGTGCTTCTCAACATGCTGATGAATATGATTTTGAGTATGGCGAAACAATAGATACATTAATAGATGTATCAGATGATTCTATGTTTTCTGTAGATGGTAGACAACAGCAAATAGTTTCTTTTGAGGAAGAACTTAAAAAAGCTACTCGTGAATTTAATGATGATGTTTTCTCAAATATGGGTTTGGGAAAAGCTACTACTAATTATGATATGCTTATTTATGATGGCATAATTATGTAATTGAGGTATTAAATGGCAGATACAACTACAGTAAGTAGTAAAGATATATACAAAGATGCTGAAAATCTCTACGGTCATAAAATTACTCCAAAAGAGATGCCAGGCACTGAAATAGGTATAGATACTGATAATGAATTTTATGATTCTATAGTATCAGATGGAGATTCATCTGTTGTAGATATTAATAGAATAAATGCCTTTACACAGGTTACAAATAGTAGAGAGACATTATATGATGTTTTAGATACTATGGCACAAGATTCATTAATTGCTGCAGTGTTAGAAACTTATGCAGAAGATGCTACAGAAACTAATGAACAAGGCGAAATTGTATGGTGTGAAGCAAGTGACCCTAAAGTAGGTAAATATATTAATTTCTTATTAAGTAGTTTAAATGTTGATAAACATATATATTCTTGGGTATATTCTCTTTGTAAGTATGGTGATGTATACTTAAAACTATTTAGAGAGTCAGATTTTTCTGATTCTTTGTTAGATGATAAAGAGCATACTGCATTAAATGAAAAATTTTCAGAAGTTCAAAATACATCCACAGTATTAGATGAGAATGTAAATATAAAGTATTATAAACATAATGACAGATTAGTTAACTACATAGAAATGGTGCCAAATCCTGCAGAAATGTTTGAGTTAACTAAGTTTGGTAAAAGTTATGCTTATATTAAAACTAATTCTATACCTAAGGTAGCTACAGAAGAAAGTTCTCTAATTAATACATACTATTTGTATAGGATGAGACGTAATGATGTTGATGTATATAATGCTGTAAGTTTTGTACACGGGTGTTTAACTGATGATACTCCGAGATTTCCAGAGCAGATACAGATATTTAATACATATGATATGGATAAAGAAGATGCATATGTATATACTGTAAGAAGAGGTCAGTCAATTTTATATAATTCATATAAAATATGGCGTGAAAACATGCTTCTTGAAAATGCATTATTACTTAATAGAATTACAAAATCAGCTTTATTAAGAGTAGTTGAAGTTGAAGTTGCTGATATGCCTAAAGATAAGGTTAGGGAGAGATTGCAGAGAATTAAATCTCTTGTTGAACAAAAGGCTTCAATTAATACTAATAATATGATGTCTGAGTATGTAAATCCAGGACCTATGGAAAATACAGTTTATGTGCCTACCAAGAATGGTGTTGGTGCTATAAACACACAACAAATAGGTGGAGATGTAAATATTAGAGATATTGCAGATATAGATTATTTTAAAAATAAGTTGTTTGCAGGCTTAAGAGTTCCTAAGCAATATTTTTCTGAAACTGATGATAGTGCTGGATTTAATGGTGGTACATCATTGTCAATTATATCTTCCAGATATGCAAAAACTGTAAAACGTATTCAGGCAACAACTATTCAGATGATTACAGATGCTATTAATATCCTATTAATAGATAGAGGGCTTGATTCTTATGTAAATAAATTTACATTAAAGATGCAACCACCTGTTACACAAGAAGAATTAGATAAGCGTGACAGCTTATCATCTGAGATTGGTGTCACTGATGATGTAATGAGAATGCTTGAAGGTGTAGAAGATCCAGTTATCAGACTCAAGATCTTAAAATCAATGCTGTCTAATGTTATTTCAAATCAGGAGGTTATTGGTTTAATACAAGACCAGATAGATAGATTAGAAAATGACCTTGCAGAAGAGAAAACTAATCCTGATGATTCTGATATGGATTCAGAATTTGATTCATTTGATGATTTAGGTCTTGGAGATAGTGGTGGAGATTTTGGTTCAGATGATTTAGGAGATATATTCTCATCTGGTGGTGATGATTCATTCGATGATTTTGATATTGGAGATACAGGTGGTGATACATTACCAACTCCATCAGAAGCGGGTGGTGGCTTAGATTTTACTGATGAATTATAATAAATCATTTGGCTATGCCAAGGAGAATAATAAATGATTACGAAAACTGATTGTTTAACCCTACTGTTTGAATTAAAAGATAAAGGTGTAGATGTAACTAGTGATATAAAATATTTATTAGTTCATAATGAACCTACTCTAGAAATCATTAAAAAAATTAATGATAATATGGAGTTAAATATAAGAGCTTTTTATGAAAAGCTAAGAAAAAGCTATAATAATAACAAAAGTAAGTTGTATATAAATATTGTAAAAGAAAATAGTCTTGAACCTAAAGAAATTTTATGCACACTCGCAAGTTTACAACTACAAATCTTATTATTTAATAAAACATTAAATGACCCTTCTTTTTTAAGGGGTGTAAGATTTAACGAGATATGTGACTGTTTAAAGCATTATTATACTACAAGTGATATAATACCAAGTCAAAAATTATTAGAATTATTTAAAGCAGATTTAAAGTTTTTAGAGGAATCAATTATTAAATGATATGTAAATGTCATAAACATTTTAATAAATTGAGACTAAAATATTTATCAAAATTATTAAACGTAGATGATATTACTATAATTAATGCAATTACAGCACATTATGGTGCATATGAAAAATTAAATCTAAGTAACTATTCAGATAATGATATAAAAAGAATACTGATGAATTATATTAAAAATAATTCATAATTATTTTATAAAAACACTATAAAACAATGCTAAATTATTATATTATGAAATGATAACTAAAGGTGGTGATATTTTTTGGCAAAAGTCTTAGTAAAACAGCTTAATAGAAGTGATTATTTATCACAGGATGAATATGAAGAAGCACAACATGCTCAATTTGAAGCTGCTTTTAAGAAATTTAAAAAAGAAGTAATAAAAGAAGGCATCCTTAAGGATTACAGAGATAGAATGTATTATGTTTCTAAATCTGAAAAGGGAAAAGCTAAAAAGAAGGCCGGGCGTAGAAAACAATTGAAGCAAATGTACAAAGAGAGACGCCTTGCAAATTATGATTATTAAAATGGGTAATTAAAATGTTAGAATCTTTAAATACAGATGTATTTGAATATGAAAAACTAAAACCAGAAGAGATGCAACGCAGGGGTATTCTTGGCAGGCTTGTTGGTGTTATGGCTGATACAGTAAATCCAACTAGAAATGGCAGAAGTTATTCTGGTAAGTTATGGGATAATGTATTTAATAACCCCATAATGAAAGAAAGAATAGAGAATAATTGCTGTTTTGGAGAACTTGGACATCCTACAGATAGAGAAGAAACAGACATGTCTAAAATTGCTATTTGTATGGATGGCATGCCGAAGAAAGATAAGAATGGAAAATTACAGGCTGTATTCAACATTTTAGATACCCCTAATGGAAGAATACTAAAATCACTCTGTGATTATGGTTGTAATATAGGTATAAGTTCCAGAGGCTCTGGTGATTTAATTACTGATTTTGATGGTAATGAATCTGTAGATCCTGATACATACAATTGTGAAGGTTGGGATGCTGTTATTATACCTGCAGTTAAAGAGGCTAGATTAACATATGTTACTGAAGCTTTAGATAAAAAGAGATATAATAAATCTTTAAGAACAAAACTTCAGGAAGCTATTGATAAAGAAACGGATGATAACAAGAGGATAATGACAGAATCATTGGGTGCTCTTGGTATTACATTACATGAAGATAATAATTCCAATCCAGATGATTTCTTCTATAAGGGTATTGAAATAATTAAAGATCCAAAGTCTGGTAAATTTGTATGTGAGATAGATGGGGACAGTTTTGCATTTAACAATGAAAAGAATGCTAAACTGTGGGTAGATATTAATGTAAAAGAACCTGTTACAAAATCTACTTACATTAATAAATTATCATATAATACTCAGAAAGATATTGAAAATGAATTATCAAAAGTTGTGTCAGATGAAGATGTACAACGTGGCATGGCTGGTAAACTTTCCGATTTAGAAGATACAATTGATATTAGTAAATATCTTACAGAAGAGCAGGTTGGCAGAGATAACATCAAAGATGATAAAGATGTAGATGATGTTATGAAACCTGAAGTTGATGATAATGAAACTAAAAAAGATGAAGAAGATGATGAAACCAAAGTGACTGTAACTATTAATGAATCTGTTGATTGGACAGATTTAAATGGTACAGAACAATCTTCTGTAGAAGCTGTAATTCATAAGCTTGAGAATGGCGAATATAGATATTTAGAAGATCTTGAATCAGATTGTAATTCAGCTGTAAATATGTATAATGAAGCTAATGCTTTTGATGAATATGCAGATGAAGATTTCTTTGAAGAAGAAGGTGATCCTACAAAAGTATATGAGTATATTTTAAATGCTCCTCATTATAAAAAATATGTAGATAAGCTTGTTTCATATGACAGCAGGTCATTAACTGAATCTACAAATATTTTTAATGTAGAATATACTTATGATAAAGAAACCGATGATTCATTTGAAACTTTTTATGGTCATTTAAATGTAAAAGCTTCATCAGAGAAAGAAGCCTTAGAAAAAGCAGAAAAATATATAACATCTACAGAGTTTATGAATACACACGATTACATAAGTAATCCAAGACATTTTAAAATAAGTAATTCTACCTATAATAATGTAGATTTAGTAGAAGATGTAGATGATATTAATGCTGCTCGTATGCAACTATGCCAAGTTTTAGATGATTGGTATCGAGATAATATTGCAAATGAACGAGCAGAAGATGTTAAATTATCCGGTTGGGATTCTGATTTACAAAGTAAATATTTAGATTTTAGGAACTATTTAGCTCCTGATCTAATTCAAGATATGGGAGATAACAATGTAGTCGATAATATCGAAACTGATTTGGACAGTCTCCAAGAAATGTTAGAATACAATAAAACTTTAGAGAATAAGATAATAAGTCTCAATGAGAAATTATCAGTTAGCCATGCTATGGAGAAAACTCTAAATGATGAGATAAGATCTTATAAAGATAAGATTTCAACATTATCTAAAAATGCTAAAGATACTAAAGTTCTAACAGAACAGTTAACAGCAGTAAAAGATTCTGCTGCTGTAGCTGAAAAGAAATTAAATGAATCTAACAATAAGTTTAAATCAAGAATTAAGTCTTTAAAAGAAAATCTTGCAAATGTTACTAAAGAAAGAGACACAAATGCTTCTGAACTTAGAACATTAAGGGAAGATTATGAAATTTTAAATAAAGACCTAGTTCAAACTAAAGAACAATTTTCATCTAAATTTGAAAAACAGAATAAATTGCTTGAGAAGTATCAGAAAATAACTCAGAATGCTATTGATAGATATATTAATATTCAAGCAAATAATCTTGGTGTAAAACCAGTAGAAATAAAGAATAGATTATCAGAAAGTTTTACATTCAATGATATAGATTCTGTGTGTGAAGATTTAAGAGAATATAAGTTAAATGTTAGTATGCTTCCATTTAATACAAATAGGCAGTTAGCTGAGAGTGTTAATGTGAAAGCAAACAACATTGGTAGAAATTCATTATTACCAAAAAATGAATTAGATGAGCTAACAGACTATGATTTTAAATTAATGGAGGCGTACTTATAATTCTGAAATAATTAATAAAAAGGATATATAAGTGGCAAATCTTTTACTTGAAAAATATGCAAAGAGAATTTCTCTTGCTGAGTCTGTTTATCAGAAAAGACATAATGGTGAATCAATGGATTCACTTCGCAAAGTTACTGTTGCAAAATGCTTAGACAATTAATTATTAGTTGCTGCAGGTAGAAATATCTGTGGAAATTTAACATAATAAATATATGTTAAAGAAAACCCAGTGAATTGCTGGAAAGTCTTATTAGTGAGGTGATAAGATAATCAGCAGCGAAGCCTTAATTTAGGGAACGTTCAACGACTATCGAAAGCATATATAATATCCAATATATAGTGAGTAGAGTAGAGCCAAGTGGTAGGCAGTATTAAGCACACATAAGTCCTTTAAATCGAAGTGCTGGGAATCTAGAAATAGATTATGATATAGTCTGATCTATATGGCGACATATAGAGAATAAGTGGAAACGACTTATTCGTAACATAAATGGTTAATAAATTCCTCAATGAGGCATTTGAGTCTTCAATGGGAACACAGAGAAGCGCTATGGGAGATTATAAAAAATTCTGCATCGCGCTTACAACTGTTGGTCTTCCGAACCTCATCGCTTTTGATCTCGTATCAGTAAGTCCAATGAGCTCAATGTATGGTAATGTAGCCTATTAATTCAAGTAGCATTATATAGAAATATATAATGAAAACCTCGTGAATTGCTGGAAAACCTTATTAAATACCCTTGTTTAATAAGACAATCAGCAGCCAAGATTTTTATTATAAAAGTTTTTATTTCCTTTACTTTATGTTATAATAAAAATAAGGTTCAACGACTATCGAAAACAGATTTATAAAAGAAATATTTATAATGGTAAGTGAGTAGAGTACTCTTAATAATAATTGAGAGGAAGTGCGAGGGTCCTCAATAACGGTAACAGAAATTGAGGATATGATATAGTCTGAACTCTATAGTGATATAGAGAGTTTGATATTACTGATAAATAACAAATACTCAAATATTAGTATTTAGTGTAAAACCTTAATTTTACACATAAAAATAATTACTAATATATATGATGTTCTTTAAGGAGAATTAAATGAGTAATAAAAACAAAATTATAGTTTATAATAAAACTATAGATAAAGAGCATATGATATATGCTAATGAATTAGATTCCTATTTAGAAAATGGTTATGTAAGAGGAAGAAGACCTTTTACTGAAGAACATAAAAATAAAATAGGAAAATCTAATAGTATTGCTTTAAAAGGTAATAGACTTTCAGAAGAAACTAAACAAAAAATTAGTATAGGAAATACTAAAGCTAAGCTTGGTAAAAAACATTCTAAAGAAAGAATATTGTCAAATAGTAAAGCTCAGTCCAATTGTAGATGGTATAATAATGGTAAACAAGAAAAGAGATGTTTTCCAAAAAACAAGCCAAAAGGTTGGATTGAAGGTAGATTGCCTATGAAAGAAGAGCAGAAGAAAAAATGTTCTAATTCTCATAAAGGTAAAAAACTTACTAAAGCGCAATTAGAAATAAGAGCTAGTAAAGAGTATTTAACCAAAAAGAAAAATAATTCGTTTAATACTTCTAAACCTGAAGAAGAATTATATAAACAACTATTAGAGCAATACAATGAAAAAACTATCTTAAGAAGATATAAAGATTATAGGTACCCATTTTACTGTGATTTTTATATTATAGAAGATGATTTATTTATAGAACTTAATGCTCATTGGACACATGGTGGAAAACCATATGATCCAAATGATAAAGAGTGTCAAGATAAATTAAAACTTTGGAAAGAAAAAGCTAAACAATCTCAATTCTATGCTAACGCCATTAAAACTTGGACTGAAAGAGATGTTGAAAAGCTAAGAATTGCCAAAGAAAATAATTTGAATTACAAAGTTATTTATTAAGAATATTTATGATTAACACAACTGATTGAATACGTTAAGGGAACTGATAAGGGTGAGTCAAGTGAAGGCGATATGGTTAACAGCGTATGGGAGCTTGGTACTCCTGATGTTAACTATACAGGACAGGCTGTAGTTGAAACTCTTGATTCGGCTATTACAAATGTTAGCGGTTTAGCATTTGGTCCGGTTACAAAACTCTGGAAGCAAAATAATGGTGCTTGGGAAGAAGTTACAATCGGAGAAGGTGGAGCTATTGCTTCAACAAGTGGCAAAGTTAAATACTTCTACGACAATGTAATTATTCCGCAGGAAAAACTTCCTACACTTAAGGCTCAGTTAAAGAACATTGGACTTGAAGCTAAAGCTAGAAGAATTGCTGTGTTCTATTCACAGATGGCTGCATTCCAGGCTAAGACAGACTATGGTTTTGATCTTGCCGATGGTCTTGCAGAGCAGGCTGTTGCACAGTTAAGCTATGAAATAGATACTGAGATCTGTGATATGCTTATTGATGCAGCTGATGAGTATGCTGCTGAAAACCCTACAGGTGTTGCTGACTTCAGTAAGACACTTCCTGTTGGCGTTAACATGGCAGACCACTATGCAAGCTTTGCAGCTAAGATTGAAGAACTCAAGCAGGTTGTTTATATGAGAACTAAGAAGTTCGTTCCGACATTCATGTTAGCAGCTGCTGATATTATGCCGGTTCTTAACTTTGTACCTGGATTCCAGGCTGCTTCTGTAAGTGACATTTCTGGTCCTTACTTTGCTGGTACTCTTAACGGAATCAAGGTATATGTAACTCCGAATATTGCTAGTGGCAAGTTCATCCTTGGTGTTAACCAGGGTGCTATGCAGGCTTCGGCTGGTGTATATGCTCCGTATATGCCGGTTGTTCCGACACAGCTTCTTGGATTTGCTGATGGTGGCATGAGTCAGGGTTGGTCAACAATGTATGACTGCAAGATTCTCAATGCTGCTCTCTTAGTTCCGAGTGCAATTGTAGCTTAAGTTTAAATAAGGCATACTAATTTAAGAGGTGGGAGAAATTCTCCTGCCTCTTTTTATTTGCTCATTTTTTACCTATAATGATTTATATAATATAATATCAATATATTAATATTATATGAGGTAAATTAGTATGAATACAATATTAGATAACTATAATAATAATTATTGGCCAGAGCAGTATGCTCATAAAACTACAAATGTATATACATCACCATCTATAACTACTCCATCTACAAGTACAGTTACTTATACTTACGAACCAGTTACTTATACTTATGAACCTACTACATGGTATAAACCCACTATGGATATATGTGATTGGTTAAAAGATGTTAATAGTAGTAAAATAACTGCTGATGATTCTGCAGTATCTGTAACTAAGTATGAAGTATCAGTAGGTGATGTTGTATTAACTAATATGGGATTATTATATGTATCTTACATAAACATCCAAACTTGTGAATTTTCAGGTATACATACCAGTGGAAGATGTTATGTTTGTGACTATGGAGTGATACAAGATGTAGTAAAGAATATTTATGCAGAAGAAGATATATCCGCTAATAGCATTAAATTTACTATTGAATTAGCCTCAGAAATTATATCTGGTGATTATGTCTGTATTTAGATAGTAAGGGGTGTCAAACATGGCAAAATTAGTATGGAATGTGTATATAGAAAACATAAATAAAAGACAAATTGAGATATATAATATATTTGAACATGCTGGTTTTTATAAAAGCTTAATTGAAATAGTTAATAATTATACTGATAAAGATGATTTTATTGAGCAACTAAAACATATTTTGTTGTACTATTATTGGTCAAAGTGTGAATGGGAAATTATTCTATCTGATTGGCCACCAAGTGATAGGTTTAATGATAAGAAAGTAGATGTATATGAACAGGTAAGACTTAATTGGGATATATTTACAGAATATGTATGGAACAATAAAGAACTAGTACGAGGTTAAATCATGAGAGATCCAAACAGAATTAACTTTATTATGAAAGAAATAGAAGAGTATTGGGTACAGCATCCAGAGTTAAGGCTGGGTCAAATTATTGCTAACTGTGTCAGAGCTTATGATGGTATATTAAATTGTGATCCATTTTATATTGAAGACGAAGCTCTCATAGTAGGTTTACATAAATTACAGTAATAATTATGAAAATTATATGTACTTTTTATCAGAGTTATATTATAATATTAATGTAATCATTGTGTATTTAATAGGAGGTGCTTATGAAAACTTGGGATCTTTCTAATATGACTACAAGTGCAATTACAGAAGCAATTAAAATTCTCTCTGCATATAGGGACCATGGTGTTCCAGATGATTTTTATGACAGTGGTGTTGAGTTAAACTTTAATGCTGATTCTGGGATGGTGTTTTTAACAAATGAAGATTATAATGTGGCTGTATATAATGATGAAACACATATGCTGGAATCTTGGTATAATACCCCATATGAATACCATGAGGGTACATTAGCTGATTTACTCGAAGAGTTTGATAATGGGGATATAAATGATATAGAAGATTTAGAGTATATTAAAGATTTATGTGAATTTCATAATTTATCAGAAAGAGTTATAGATATTGAAAATACTATAATGACATTATAAAATAAAAGGGGGATTAAACTATGTCTGATATTAAAAGATGTTGTCTATGTAATAAATCAATAATAGGCTATGGAAATAATGCAGAACCTGTTAAATCCGGAATATGCTGTGATAAATGTAATGTCAATATAGTAATACCCACAAGGTTTAAACTTATAATAAATGAGAGGTATTGAATGGATTATATTGATGCATTTATAGAACTCATGTTCAATAAAGATTTACAGGAACAATTTTTTGCAGAATTAGCAGAATTGGGTATATCATTAGATAATGATTTTAATGAGGTTGAAAATTATGAAGAGCATGAAGAGGGCAGAGCGTAGAAAGAAAGATTTCAGTAAAGCAATAAGAAAACGTAACATATGTAGATCTATATATGAAGATGAGACATATGATAATCTTCATGAATATTCAAAGAATAAAATTCATTGTTCAGATGCATACAGATCTAATTTAAAGGTTAATAATAGAGGCAGGAAAAAATATTATGGCAAAGGTAGTAAACTTTGGAAATATTCTGATTTGAAACAAATAATAAATTTTAAAGAATATATAACTAATCTATAAAAATGTATTTACTTCCTAGTTCATTTTGTTATAATTAAATTGTAATTGGGGTATGCATTACCAAGGAGGTAACTATTATGGCAAAGAGTAAAACAAGAGGTTGGTATGTATTTGAAGATGGATATACTTGTTGGTTTCATGGACTTTCTGCTCAGGAAAGAAAAATAGAAATTATGAAACATGGAAAAATTGTAAAGTTCACTCCAACAGAGTAGTGAGGTGTTATATGATTTATATGATATGTTTTATTGCAATATTTGATTTATCTCTAATGTATATGTGTATCATGAATAATTAATATGTAAAAAATGAGTATAGACAATGAGTGACTTAATAAATAGATCTGATGCAATAAGAGCATTACATAAATATTTCTCAAGTGGGTTCGATTGTGATAGGTGGTGGAACAGTACAACAGTATTATTTGCTTTGAACAATGTACCATCTGCAAACATACCACAAGAGGATTCTGTGAGTAGACGATATCTACTGGCAGAAATAGATGATTTAGCAGATGAGTTTTCTGAGGTTGATGAAAAAGGTCTGCATAGCGAACGATGGTGCGGAATATTGGATTCAAAGTGGGTAATACTGAACGCCCCGTCTGTGTCTGATAGATTACAAGGGGAGTGGATAAAAAATAGCGAGTGGTGGGGTGTATATAAATGCTCCCTATGCAGAAAAACAGTTGGTGAATCAATGAATTATTGTCCACACTGTGGGGCAAAGATGAAGGAGGCAGACAATGAGTAATAGTGTCATTGGAACATTTATGCAAAATGGACATATAACCATTGTTAAAGAAAAAACTGTCATCTTCATAGATGAAGCTGGGAGAGTAATAGAAATTCCAAACATCAAATATTGGCTGGAGGACACAGAATATGACGAAAAGTGAAATTATTGAATATTTATATGAAATCAATACTCATAGCGATTTGACTATAGAACAGATGGCAAGTGACTT